TTATTTTTTCTTGTAAATATCGGCGGTGCCGTGAATTTTGTTGTTTGTATTACCGGAAGTCAGCACCAGTACATCAGCACCTTCTTTATCGGCCTTTTCGACCAGCTCTTTTTTCGCATCGTCGACAGAGACTTCGTTAGCCGTGCTCACGGTACCGATTTTTTCATACTGAGACTCAACTTTCTCAAACTCGTTTTTCGTCAGCAGTTCAGCCGCAAAGGTATTGGTGGTAAACAGAAATGCAGCGCCCATCAAAATAGCAGTCGTTTTTTTCATAACCTTTTTCCTTGAGATTAATCAGCAACTACAAAAAGCCCCACGAGTGAGAGTGAGGTGATATGAGCATGGTAGAGGAATAACAAAATTGCCACAGCGTAAGAAAAATACTGTTATAACAGTCAATTGTGCTGTGAAAAATGTGCGTTAACGCTACTTTCGCGATGGGTGTTTCATGAAGAAAATCAGGCTGGCTTGAAACTGGCGTAAGCAACTGTTTTTAAATGGCACGCCCTGTAGGATTCGAACCTACGACCTACGGCTTAGAAGAACGTAGAGTACTATTTAACGCACTGTAATATCATTGGTTTTTCCGCGCTCGCTACGCATTTGTGTCATTACGTGTCGTTACCTGCTTTCTCGTTTTCTTGTGATACATCCATGCATGACACATCTATGACACAGAGAATGCATAGCCATGCCCCTTGCATCGCTATGTAATTTACCAATCCCACAACTTTGCGTAGCTCCTTCCAGTTTCGCAACTTGCCGCTTTACGCCCAATGCCTTCATCAGCATAATCACCACCGATCCGATTGTAAGATTTATCAGGTGCGCACCTCTTTTATCGGACAACAAGCAAATCTGAAAATCTCGTAGTGTATCGAGGCGACAGCATTTCACGCTTCATCTGCCACTGCTGCTGTATACCCTGCCCGGCAAAATAGAGCGTGCCCTTTCCGTCCTTTGCATTCAGGTGATCCAGCACTTCCATTAACTTCTCGCTACCAGCTCGAGGTGCACTGTCGTCGAAAAGGTTTAGCTGGGCCACGCCCTGGCTGAAGAAGTCGCCCAGCATGACACCCGCTTTCTGGTACCGGTGACCGTCCTTCCAGATTTTGTCCAGACACTTTATCGCGGCGTTGATGATGTCTCTGCTGTCCTGAGTTGGCGTGAGAAGCCTTACCGATGCGCTGTTTCCGTAATACGGCTCATTAAGGGCAAAAGGTGATGTCTTGACGAAAGCGGAGATAAAACGGCAGTACTGGTGCTCACCACGTAGCTTTTCAGCTCCACGGGCCGCATAACTGCAAATCGCCTGCCGCATGTGTTCATAGTCAGTAATACGTTCGCCAAACGATCGGCTGCATACAATTTCCTGCTTTACCGGGGCGAACTCCTCCAGATCCAGGCATGGCTCGCCGCGCAGTTCCCGGACCGTTCGCTCCAGCACCACATTAAAGTGCTTACGGATAATCCACGTGCTCTGTTCTGAGAGATCCAGCGCCGTTTTAATGCCCATAGCGTTCAGCTTCTTGCTGATGCGCCGGCCAACGCCCCAGACATCCTCCACAGGAACAAGCGCCAGTAGCCTTCGCTGCCGGTCGACGTTTGAGAGGTCAACCACCCCGCCCGTCTGCCGCTGCCATTTTTTCGCAGCATGGTTAGCCAGCTTCGCCAGCGTCTTGGTCTGGGCTATGCCGACGCCGACTGTGAGATGTGTCCGCTGTAAAATAGTCGCGCGGATCTCTTTCCCGAACTCAGTCAGGTCCCGGCAGTTTCTTACGCCGGTCAGATCGCAGAATGCTTCGTCTATGCTGTAAATTTCCACGCGAGGGCTCATTTCTTCCAGTGTGGTCATTACCCGGCTGGACATATCTGCATAGAGCTCGTAGTTGCTGCTGAAGCAAACAACACCAGCGCGCCGGAACAATTCCTTCTGCTTGAAGAACGGCTCACCCATCGCTATCCCGACAGCCTTTGCTTCGGCGCTACGCGCTATTACGCAGCCGTCATTATTCGAAAGAACAACCACCGGCCGACCACGCAGGTCTGGTCTGAATACCGTCTCGCAACTGGCATAAAATGAGTTCACATCGACCAGGGCAAACATCACATCACCGGATTGTCGTCTGTGAACGCCGCAGCGCCATTGATAAAAAAGGTCACAACTCCCATGACATCGATTTCATCTAAAGCATCACCTTCTATGCATTCACCGTCTTCGGTGATGAGCGAACCGCCCATAACGACCGCGAACTGTAGTTGTCCGAACGCATTTACCAGCACGCGTGTTCCGTTGGATGGCACAAGATCAGGCTGAAAAAGCGCATAACCGCCTGACGTTTCAACCAAGCAGGAGTAGCGGTTAACCCCACATAATTTTTCAAGCCTGAATCGCTGAGCTTTTGCCTCCATGGCAACCTCCCAAAACAACTGTATTTATATACAGTATCGTCAAATATGAGAGTCGATCAAGTTGGACAGTGATGCTAAACTTCAGACCTTTCCGAATTCACTGATTTCTATAATGTTAAAGTTATTCGCCAAGTACACATCAATAGGTGTTATCAACACGCTCATTCACTGGGTTGTGTTCGCTATTTGCATATATGCGTTTCACACAGGCCAGGCACTTGGTAACTTCGCCGGGTTCGTTGTGGCGGTGTCATTCAGCTTCTTTGCAAACGCCAGGTTCACGTTTAAGTCTTCGACAACCACGATGCGCTACATGCTGTATGTAGGGTTTATGGGATCCTTGAGCGCAGCTGTTGGTTGGGCTGCCGATAAGTCCGGTATGGCTCCGATCGTGACTCTCATTCTCTTTTCCGCCATCAGTCTGGTGTGCGGTTTTATTTATTCAAAGTTCATTGTCTTTAGGGATGCGAAATGAAAATTTCTCTGGTCGTTCCCGTCTTTAACGAAGAAGACGCGATACCTATTTTTTATAAAACGGTTCGGGAATTTGAAGGGCTTCAGCAGCATGAAGTAGAGATAGTCTTCATCAATGACGGCAGTAAAGACGCGACAGAATCAATTATTAACGCGCTTGCTGTTGCCGATCCGTTGGTTGTTCCACTGTCATTCACAAGGAACTTCGGTAAAGAGCCTGCTCTGTTCGCCGGCCTTGACCACGCGACCGGTGAAGCAATTATCCCGATTGACGTAGACTTGCAGGACCCTATCGAAGTCATTCCCCACCTGATCGAAAAGTGGCAGGACGGTGCAGATATGGTGCTCGCTAAACGCGCTGACCGATCCACCGATGGCCGCCTGAAACGCAAGACCGCAGAGTGGTTCTATAAGCTTCACAATAAAATCAGTAATCCGAAAATTGAGGAAAACGTTGGCGACTTCCGGCTCATGTCGCGTGAGGTTGTAGAAAACATTAAGCTGTTACCTGAGCGTAACCTTTTCATGAAAGGTGTCTTGTCATGGGTTGGTGGGCGCACTGATGTGGTCGAGTATGCCAGAGCCGAGCGAGTTGCTGGCAGCACGAAATTCAATGGATGGAAACTGTGGAACCTTGCCCTTGAAGGGATCACAAGCTTTTCCACCTTCCCTCTACGCATGTGGACTTACATCGGCCTGTTTGTTGCTGGCGCAGCGTTCTTGTACGGTGCCTGGATGATTTTCGACACGTTGGTGTTCGGTAATGCCGTACGTGGTTATCCATCTTTACTTGTGTCTATTCTTTTCCTTGGTGGCATTCAGCTGATCGGGATTGGTGTGCTAGGAGAATACATAGGAAGGATATACGTAGAAGTCAAGGGCAGACCGAGATATGTGCTGAGGGGTAAAAAAAATGCTTAATAGAAAACACCTGAGCCTCACATTTTCTGGGCTATGTTTATTCAGTGCTATATCTGTAGCAATCACATTTATAGTTTGGAATAGACCGGAAAAGCTACAATATGGCGAGAATGATGTTATATGGAGTGAGGTAAAAGGAAATGTTGAAAAATGTCATTTAGGGCAATCTTCTGTTTATGTTAAAGGATGGATTTACCCCACAACCAAATATGAAGGAATGTATAAGGGTAATACTTATGTTGTTTTAAATGACGGGGGAACCTTGTACAAAATTAAAACTGTAAGAGAGAATAGACCTGATGTAACCTCTTACTTTAAAGCTGAAAAGAAGAAATTCGATCTAACTGGTTACTCATCAGCTTCGAGATTCAGTATCTTCGGTCTTAGTCCATCAAATGAAATCTATGTTATAACAGAGAATGATGGAACAATCAGAGGAATGAAACATGTTTGCAGTTAACAGGAAAAATTTAAATGTGGTGTCTTTAATAACCATATCAGTGTGCATCATGTACGTTTTCATTTCTGTCGTTTATAAAGATATTACCGACGATCATTTCTTTTCAACAGCCCTGGAAAAGTACTCTCTTCCTGATATTTTAAAAATTAGGTACATGACATGGAGTGGTCGGGTTTTCATTGAAGCATTTCTAATGAAAACTATAAACATTTTATATTTTCCACAGATTATAATAGCCTTATCTTGCATTCTAATGAGTTACTGCATAGCTAAATTTTCCTCTAAAGATGGGGTTGTCTCATTATCATTAGTTAGTGCTGCATTGTTGATTATGTTGTCAGACTTCCATACGAACAGGCAAGCTACACTGTGGATTACCGGGGCTTATAACTACATAATACCAATTTCAATTGGAATGTACTCAATCCTGATATTTCTGAAAAAAAACCAATCAAGCATCAAGAAACTCTTATCTTGCTTGTTAATATTTTTAGCATGCAACAATGAGCAATTTGCTGTGACCGCGTTTATAGGGGTGTTGGCATTCCTTGCCATCAAATATAGATCTGATGGTATTTCAGCCTATGATCTTACATTCTTTGCATGTTTAGTTTGCGGCGGGATAATTGTTCTGGCTGCTCCTGGCAATGTTATTCGCTTGCATTCTGAAATCTCAAACTGGATGCCAGACTTCAATAACTATAGTGTTTTCCATAAGTTAGCAGTTGGTGTTGATAGAATATCTAATCAAATAAATTTCAATGACAACTTTCTTTTCTTTATCGTGAGCATTTTATCTATAGCTTTCCTCTTGAGGCGCAGCGATTTTTGCCTTGTGAATGCTGCAATGATATCCATACTTTCATTAAAAGTATTATCTTTCATTCTGTCATTTTATCCTGATACTATGCTGTCAAGATTAATAAGATTTGAGGAGTATATTTCATCAGCAACATGGCGATATCCAGTTGTTTACATAACTTATTTTATTAACCTCTTGTCGTTATCATCGATACTGGTTACATGTCTGTTGGCTTCAAAAACCGCTAAGGATGCTACATTGATTTCAGTAGTACTGTTATGCGGAGTCCTTTCCGCTCTGATGATTGGATTTTCACCTACGGCTTATGCTAGCGGAACAAGGGTTATGTTTTTGTTTGACGTCAGCATGGCTATTGGTGGCCTATTCATATTTAATCGTATGCATGATATAGGTCATGATGAGGCGGTCCATTGAGGCATTGTTAACGTCCACTTCCCAAGAACCGTCCAGTATGTTGCAGTGAATGAGGCGGTTTTTGTTTGGGTTGTATTTGCTCCAGTAACATCCACTGGAACGCCAGAAAACGACAATGAAGATATCTCTGATCCTCGAACGAGCATGTTTATCTTTTGTCCGTTATATGGCGTTCCAGAAACAGTGATGTTCATGCCAGAAGTAACATTAAGGTAATAAAGCGCGTAACCCTGCCTGACATCGATAGGAAGCGATGTTGAAGTATATTGAGAAAATGATTGAGCTCCACGGTCAACAGCTAAACCATCAGTATTCCCAATAGGAACCAGTGTTCCGGCAGGGAATGCCCTTGCTCTTGGAATGTAAGCATAACATTGACTGGCACCTGAAAAATCGAACCATCGAGTTCTTAGTCCATTGCTAGGTGATTGTATAACTGCGCCTACACATCCCCGACCTCGGTACATGCAATCACCTACTGAGTGGCTATGCTGAATGCCAACACAATAAAAGTCCCTGCTCCCGCTGCTCAGGCTTATATCAGCTACATCATTTCTTTCAAAATACATCCCATAAACATTGGTTCCATCGGCACTGTCATTAATACCATATAGACTGGTGTTCTGACTAAAGCCCCCTGTTATGCAAACAGCAGCAGTGGTGAATGTGTTAACAAAATCTACATTGGTGCTGCCGTCTGTGCTGTTGAATATAACTATGCCATAATCACATTTGTTTGCCGGGTCCGAGGAATAACCTCTGTGATTTTCAATGTTGATGGCGTTTGGTCCATTTAAAATGAATATTCTTCTACCTCCAACCCCTCCATTGAGAACTTCAGGGTCTCTGATAGTAAGGCCATATGACATGAATTCAACTTTTATTCCCGTGTTATTAGTGCCAATCCCCATATCGACCCATGGGTAATATATTCCAGAGTTATTCCTTGCGTTGTAAAAATGAATACCGATACATCCAGATCGACCAGTCATGTCGATTCTTGGGCCAAAACACTTGGCGTTCCTGATGAACTGACTAGAAACATCTAAAGATGACATGCGGAGTACAGTGACACCATCAACTGTTGGCTTCAACAACGCGCCAGATGAAAATGTCACTCTTGTATTTTGAGATAATTTCCATGTCTCTGATGTTGAGGTTATTTCATATGTTCCGTCAGATACATATATCTCCCCACCACCAGACAGTATTGTCTGAATGGCACTGTTTGTCATGGTTGGGTAAATAACCTTCGACGGCTTAACGCTGCCTTTATAAGGGTAATCTTCCCAAACGCTAGCCCCACCCCATGAGCTACCAATCAACTTGTCTCCGCCTGGCGCTGCTAGCATAGATCGAAGAGTAGAATCTCCCACACTAAGCCAAGCCCCAACGCCAGTTCCGCCAGACGTAGACGGAGTTGAACCAGATGGGACAGTCTTTGGTAAATCACCGTCCCAACGGTAGTATGAACCATCTGTAGTATCTTTAAGAATTTGGTTAGGCAAAGTTAACGTAGCGCCATCCTGGAAGGTTCCTACAGGTATCCATCCATACTGAGCAATAGCCTGCTGCGCCAGCCAGCGCAGGCCCTCGATGGTGTAATGAGCATTGCCAAAGCGATCGATGTATTGCAGCGTTAAAGACGTAACGAATTCGTCAATTTTCCCCGCGTTATACTTCAGGTCGCGATAAGATTCGCTTGGTACAGGCAAATTGGTAGGTTGCGTAGCCATATTGATTCCATAAAAAAACCCGGCACGGTGGCCGGGTTAGGTTGGTCGGGGACGGTTCTTATTGGTAGATGGCGTCGCTGTATTCAGCGACGGTCAGAGATACCGTGTTATCTGTGTTAGGTTTGATGCTGTTGACCGTCCATAGCTGACTGTCCAGTTCCTCAATGGTCGCGATGAGGTAGCGGGACGGGAGCTGCACAGTGTCTCCGTTCCAGATATTGAGCTGAATGTTGGGGATAGCCGCGGTGAATCCGTACTTCGTGTCGCCACGCGCAGCCGCTGGATAGCGCAGCGTCGGGTTACCCAGGCTGTCTGTCACCAGCACATACATCGAACCGGTAAACGTGATCGGCTCGCTGGTATCAAAGTTATTACCGGCGCGCCCGGTGATGTAACCCTGTTGCTGGTTGCTGTCGTAGATGTCGGGCATCTGAATGACGCTACCGACCTGGATAATGCCGTCCTCAAACACCTTGGCGTTCATCTTCACGCGCGAGTAGATCAGGCGCTTGGTTTCTCGCAGAGCTCGCTCCCGGGCCTGATACTCATTACGGAAGCCGACGATCTCCAGCTTGTTCGGGTTCTCCGCTTCCTGTTCAACGATAGCGCCGTTCAGAACCCGGTAGTTGATGTACGTCTTGTTGTTCGTTGTCGGGTGGACGTAGGACACCTGAACGCCGTCATAACCGCCCGGAAGAGTAGCTTCGTACGTCATTTTGTACTCGTCAGTCTTCATGTTCGCCCGGTTGAATACGGCCGCCGGGTAATCAACCTTCTGGTCTCGAGTAAACGTCAGCACGCCGTCATCCCAGTACGCCACCACCGACGCCGCATTGCAGATCGCCTGCACGCGATCGCCGAGTGAGTCGTTCTCGTCGTCAAACGTGTAGTCGAAGTAGCCCAGTCGCTCATCAGGCAGGCTTTCGGCGATCGAGTACAGCCCGTACAGGTCAATGCTGCTTACCGGCTGCTCACCCATGATGAGCCAGGTGTGAGCCACTGCATCAGCGAACGAGCGCGACGGCCTCAGGGTGTAATCCACCGTCTGCGTGTCCAGGTCGTACGTAATGGTATGGCGCGTCACCAGTGCGTTATATTTGCGCTCGCGGCTGCCAAGAGCGTTCTCTGTCGCCCGGACTTTTACTCGCACAAGCGTGTCGGTCGGGTGAACGACGTTTGTCCTGATGTTGATGCTGTGGATCTCTTCGACCTTGAGCAGTGACGCGTCGCCGGAGTTATCCGTGCGCTGGAAGCTGACGGCGTACTTCCCGAAGCCGCCGGTCGGTGTGATTTTGTCAGTGCGGTAGAATACCTCACTCGTTGACTGGTGCGGCGTCGTCTGCCGGTACGTGAACGTCTGCTGCGTTCCCGGGACCTGGTTGTAGTCGTCGTCGATTTTCCAGATGACAACCTTCCAGTTTGTCTCCTTCTTCCCGCCGAGGCTGGACTGGGTATGCAGCCACAGCTGAGTGGATTCAACCGGTGAGAAGAATGGGCCAACCACCAACGCCTCGTTATCGTTGAGGATGAATTTCGTGGTGTTGATCGTGGCATTCGCCGGGATGTCCTGCGGTCCTTCGAGCTGGTTCATCGTAAACGTGTACCAGCGCACCGGGTTAACCACTGCACCGTCGTTTGTTTCAACGGCGGAAATCAGCGTGCCGGAGAATGTAGCATCGGTAGTCACGTTGCCGGAGGCCGTGCTGTACGTCACATTGATGGTGAAGGTCACCGCGTGCGGCAGCACCAGCCCCATGAAATAGTCGAACTCAGCTTGTTTCACGATTTTCATCGCTATCTGGCCGCCGGAATACGTTCCGCTGACCACCGTGTTTGCCGTTGCTGTTTCTATAGGGAAGTCGCTGGCTTCGTTCTGCCCGGGGACCTCCTGCCCGTCGACGTCATCGAACCCGTATCCCTCGACGATCTGCGGGATAACTTCTCCTGGCTGGAAAAACTGGAATTCGGCACCGGCCAGAGAGCCCAGGCTCGATTCTGAGTAGCGCACAGACTCGTAATCGTATTTGCCGATCCCGATGCACATCCATTCAGTGACGTACTTCAGGCCGCCGTCTGTGGAAGTCTGGTGTACATATTCGAATACCGACTCCTGAATCAGATCCGGGAACGAACGAATCTGGCCATAGATATCCGGCTTGGCCTTGTAAACGCGAGCGGTATTTGTCTGACCGGTCAGGCTATTGTTGGGCGAGTCGACGGTATTACCGCCGTTGTTCGCTATAGCTGGCTTCGGCGCCAGGAACGAAAATACCTGGCCCACCACTTTAAAGATCGGGCTCAGGATGTCGTCGACAATACCCTTTGGCTGGTCGAATATCTGGATGTGGTCCAGCTCGCTCAGTTCAAACGCCAGCTCATCATCGTCTCCCAGCTTTACGCCGTTGCGGACGATCAGCAGGTCGCGGTGAAAAGTAGCGTCATTGGCCGCCAGCCAGTCATAAAAAAGGGTGCCGTTTGGCACCCTGCAACGCAGCTTAGGCGTTCCTGGAAAATTCGATATCTCAACCAGCGCCATATTCGAAAAACTCCACTTTGGTGAATGCCCGCTGAATGACCAGCAACGAGTCCATGCGCACGCTTCCGTTCTCTCCACGCGAGTGTAGCGCCTGCCGGTTCAGTACCAGGCCAACGTGTGCCGGTTGCGTGCCGCGGTACCCGACGAATATCCCGCCCTCGACCGGTTTATCGACCTTGCGCCAGAAAACGACGTCTCCCTGATAGCAGGTGAAGAAATCTTCCCCGGCTTCGTAACCTGGCGTCTGGTGCAGCTCAATGTCGAGCACATGTCGGTAATACAGCACAACCAGCCCCCAGCAATCAGTCTTTACGAATGAGCAGGCGCGGTTAGACCACGGCACGCCGATCATCCTGCTGATAAAATCAGAGGTACTGAAGCCCCGTGTATTCGACTGGATCATATGGTTGGCCAATGTTGTTATTTAGCGGGTTTGTCATTGATAAAGTAACTGATGCGTTATCTGAAACAACATCGACAGTTTTTACAAATAATGTCCAATTCTTCATTGGCGTAGAGGTATCAACTCTATCGAAAACCTGACGAGTTGCCGTGATAGGCGACAGCCTGGAAACACCACTCCACTTCTTCATCAGCGTTTTGATATCTGAAGACAGTCGCCCAAGCTTCACCGTTGCGTCGATTACCGGAGTTCCGCTCTGCTGGCTCTCTTCGATTTCAAACCGCGCAGGCGTGTACGTCTGGCCGCCAAGCGTCTTCGGGAAGAACTGTTTGTCGACGAGGCGGACGTAACCAAAGGAGGGGTGATAGAACGTGATGGTGTTGTAACAGCCGCTAATCGGGCGCTTCTGATTATATTCACGATATGAAGGCATCAGGGAACCCTCGGAAGACTTTCTGGATCGCGTCCGTCCGGATAGCCAGTCACCACGATATCAAGCACTGAAGGCCACGGCGGCGGCAGCTCAACAATTACGTCGTCAAACTCGTCGTCAGCGTTGTACAGATGGTTGGCAATAACGGTTCCTGTCCATGTCACCACCCCGCCGTCGATACTGGTTTGCACCGGCATCTGCGTGAAGTGAAGCTCTTGCAACTGGAGACCACTGCCGCCCAGATTGATATTCATCCTGAACCAGTTCAGGCCCCGGTTGAGATAGTTTGGGCTGCGTAGCCACTGCTGGAATGCTCGTTCCTCAGCCAAGGTGAAAATCCACGTCAGGGACCAGGTCACTTTCAGGTCGTCAGTAAGGTTCTGGAAGATAGCCGGGCCGACCGCTGGCTGATCGGTCTGGAACCCGGTATCGAGCGTCATGTTTTTGCTGGCCTTCTGCGCCAGCGGTAGCCAGTCGGGATAGTCGATAATTGGCATCAGCCCTGCCCCCTTGGCGTGCGTTTAACATTCATGTTGCTGGTTATGGCGTTACTGATTGGCCCGCCGTTGTTCAGGTCAGCGACAATTACATCCACAGTCACTCCACCATTTGCATCCGTACCAGCCTGCGCATCGACCGATGATGACGTATAGTTCTGGATGTTGATTACCACCCCACCACCTCCACCGGCTGTCATTTCTTTATTGCTGATCACCCTGCCGTTGTCGCCCGGTATCATGTACTGCTTACCGGTGCTGGCCTGGTAAATCTCTGGCATGCCACCTTCGCCGACCTGATACATCCCACCAGCCGAGACGGGGCCGCCGTTTTTACGCTTTCCTGACAGTGCCAGGATGCCAGCCATCGCACCAAGACCAATAGCCACTGCACCACCGAATGAAGCCACGGATGACATAATGGCCGCCGGAGTCCATGCCGCCGTAGTAGCCGCCGCAGCCGCTGTAGAAGTGGCAGTCGTGGTGGCAATGCCTGCTGCCTGTGCCGTGGTGGATGCTGCAACCGCCGCGGTAGTGGCCGTCTGGCCCATAATGGCCGACTTAACCCACTCGACGCCCATCTGCACAAATGTGTTTACTAGGCTATTTAAAACAGTTCTTCCTAAAGATTTAGCTGCCTCTTCAGCGTCCATGCTTTTGGTGATAAGGCCAGTCAGAGTGTTAGAGGCATTATTGCCGAATGCGGTAAATGCCGCCGCCGCTGCCTGCGTGGCAGCATTCTGTTGCGCCCATTCTTCCCACATCGCAGCGTTACGCTGATCACGATACTGCTGCTCGATAGCGGCACGCGCTGCCTCAGCCTCCCCGATCTTCTGCGGGTAAAGTTGGGCGTAAAGCTGGATGTCAGCAATGTCTTTCTGATACTGGCTATCCAGCCCGGCAGTTTTGCTGGTTTTACCCTGGATGGTACTGAACTTATTGGCAGCCTCTGTGCGCTCCCGTTCAGCCTTGGCTTGCTCACGCAATGCGTTGGCATTGTCCCAGGCTTTTCCTGCCAGTTGCCCGGCCAGCAGAAGTTGTTCCTGCGTGGCTGTGTTACCGAGAGACTGTTGCGCATTAAGCACGGCCTGCGCTCTGGACAGTTCACGGACACTGCCAGCTGACAGCTCGGCCTTCTGCCTCAGTTCATCCAGCTTTTGATTAACAGATTCTTGAGCTTTAGCGTATTGCTCAGCTTCTTTCTGTGCCGCAGACTTTCCGCCTTTCGCTTTGCTGCCAGTAGCTGAGGCGGTCGTTTTAATCTCGATCGGCTTTGTGTTAGCCGCGGTCTGCGATGCTTTGGAAACAGCGGTCAGGTCGCCAACCAGCATGGCGGCTTTATTACTCAGCCCGGCCAGCGCTTTGTTTTGCGCCTCCCAGCCATCAAGCCCAAGCCATGACCAGGTGCGCGCGCGGCGGGTAAACATTTCAGCGGTGCTGTTCAGATCCGATATCTGAGCATCTGCCGACGCTGCTTTACCCACCAGCCGGTCGAGCGCAGCTGTCATTGAATCGATAACTGCCACCAGGCCGTTACTCGCACCTGTTGCCTGGTTAACTGAATCAATCATCGACAGGAATGAGTTTGTCAGCGCGGTATTAGCCTGTGAAAGCGTGCGCGGGAGTTTCTCGAACTCTGCATTCACTGAGCCGGTTTGCTTCTGAATGGCGTTCAGAGCATCTTCTGCCGTCAGTTTCCCGTCCAGCATGAGCTGACGAAGCTCTCCGATACTTACGCCCATCCCGGCGGCGATCTGCCGCGCCAGTTCAGGCATTTGCTCAAGGATGGAGTTGAACTCCTCCGCCCGGACAGTGCCGGAGGAAATTGATTGACCGAACTGACGAAGAGCATTCGCCATTTCTTCTGCCGAGGATCCGCCAATGCGACCTATTTTCTGAAGTGTTTCGGTGAGCTGGATGACCTGGCCGTTCGTCGCACCGGTATCGCGCAACGCCGTGCTGAGAGTCTCCCACAGCTTTGCTGTATCCTGTAGCGAACCACCCGTTGCCGAACTGATGCGCATCAGACTCTGCATAGTCTGCGAGGCTGTCGCTGCGCTACCAGTAAGTCTCTCTATACGAGCGTTGAGCTGGCTCATGTTGTCAGCCGCTACGAGAAACGCCTTTCCCCAGTCAACAACGAGTGAGGCGGCAATTGCCCCGGCGACGCGGTTGATGTTCGTCTGCAACTCATCCATCTTTTTGGCTGCATTGGTCGCCGAGTTGCCGATGGAGTCGAGCGACTTATTGGCCTTTCCCTGGGCCTTGAGCAAGCCAGATACATCGGCCTCGATGTCGTAATAAATCTCGCCTGCTTTCTCAGACATCAGTTTTCTCCGGGCATAAAAAAACCCACCGAGTGGTGGGTTAGTTATTCGTGTCGTTTATTGGCATCGTTCTGTGTAGGCCGGTGGTGGAGGCGTATCTTTCGAACTGAGGAAGTGATCACCAAGGGTGTAGTCGACACCTTTTGAGAAAATCCCCTTCGATTTCATTTTCAGCTCAACGAAGAATGGATGAAACCCTGCATAGGCACCGAAACCGTTCTTTCCGTTAATCTCCCCACAAACAACTGCGTTAACACGGCCATCATCGGCATCTGTCATCTTCACAACTTTCACGTTGCGGAATTGCGCGCTGCCAGGATCCAGTAGATTGGCTGAAACTTCAGATTGTGCCAGAGAAATTGCCTTTTCCTCGCCCGGCTTACAGCCAGCCAGAACCAGTGGAATCACCAAAGCCAAAAGTATTTTCTTCACTCTTATCCCCTGAGTATTTTTTGTCGTGCCATCATACGCCCGGTCAGGCGTGGCTAGTACATCCATTATTAACTCAGGCCGCTTTCTTTGCTGATTTTTCGCGCTCAATCATTTCCTGCCAACGGCGATCGTCATCGTCCATAACAGCGTCATACTCTTCCCTAGTGAAGCCCTTCTGGTCAGGGTATTTGGCGTTAAGCATCATGGCGAATTCGGTCATAGTAAGGTTTTCAGCCTCTTCCCTGCTGATCCCGAAATGGTTTCGCGCCGCCATGATGTATTCAGTCGCATGAAACTCCGGCGTCGTTTCCTTGCTTTCGTGCTTCTGCAACTTACGAACCTTCGCCCGTCCGATAACGCCATGCATGATCAGTGACTGAGCTATCAGAATCAGGTTCTCCGGCGGAAGCGCTCCGCGGTGCCATACGAATGTGCGCCGGCCAGTACGTGAAGGCTCATGCCATCCTGTCAGTTCAGAAACGTCCTCGTCACAGCAGGACTGAATGACGTTAATAGCCGAAAGCAATGCCTCGCGCACATAAGCTGCTGAATCTGCTGCATCAAGTGCCCAGCGCGGCAGCGAAACGTCACCGAAATAGTGGGCGTAAAATCTGCGCTGATGCTCTGGTATCGCTCTGTGAATTTCGCGCGCCGCTTCAAGCATTTTCGCCACGTCGTCATTAAACAGCGCATAGAAAGTTCGGACGATATGCTCTGGCTCGCCGATCCGCGTCATATTACGGAAAGATGGTCGGAAGAAGTATTCACGGCCTCCAGCACCAATCAGGCACTCGCCAATCTCTTTCAAAGGTGTCATATCGCTCTCCATAACCAGTATCAAGGGCAGCACGCCGCCCTTTGTAGTGATTACGGCGCGGCAGTCACGGTAACTGCACAGGTGTCGGTGAAATCACCGTCAGCAGTGGTAGCCGTAATATTCGCGGTGCCCTCGGCAACTGCTGTCACCAGGCCGGTTGAACTGACAGTGGCGATGGAAGGTGCCGAAGTGGTCCAGGTGATCGCTTTGTTAGTCGCATCTGTTGGCTGAACCGCGCCGCTCAGTTGCTGGGTTGCGCCAACGACCAGAGAAGCAGTTGCGGGTGTAACCTCAACGCCAGTGGCCGCGATAGCATCAGCTACCTCAAACACAACAGTGTCAGCATCGTAGACCTTCCACTCGCCGGAGAAGGTGGAGATATCGTTAGTACCGAAATCACCAGACCATGACGTGGTGTTCATGTAACCCCGGATGTAAGTACCGGCGTTCTCACCCGCAAAGTCGAACCGCACCCACAAGTTAGGCTGACGACCGGCCTGTACTTCGTCAAAGATATACTTCGACAGACGCCACGCGCCGATCTCGTTATCTTTGTCAGACTTGCGAAACTCCCCTTCGCCGGAGATCGTCAGATCCATGTTGTTGACCAGGTTCTCCACCAGCCCTTTAGCATCATCCGCCTCGGAGTTGATGGTGTTCATCGAATAGTCGATGCCCTTGGTCGTCATAGCGCCGAGACGCTTCCACTCGGAAAGCGCTGGCACTGCGTCGGGGCAGCCAAAGGCCATGCGTAGCACAGCTACTTTCCCGATCAGCTTGCCAAAATCATTAGCACAGCCTTGCATGTGTACCTCTCAAATAAAAAAGGCCGCCGGATGGCAGCCTGATGGGTTGGTAATGGGGTTATTCGCCGTAGACGCACATGAACTGGAGCCGGAAGACCAGGCGGCCCTCTTCGGTCAGGATAGGTGCAGGCACATTTCCGAGGTTTTGAATCAGGCCAAGGCATTCGTCGGTAATGTCGTTCTGTTCGACATAATTGATGATTTCCTGAGCCTTCTCAGCGGCTGCTCGGCGCTTATCCTTGGCGGAAATGACATCCACCAGCACGTAGTGGTCCGACCCGAGGTCATTTCGGATGTCGGTACCGCCATTAGGACGGAACACGATGAATGCGTCCGTTAACTTCGTTGTGTCGTCCCATGCAAGCAATTGAACAATGAAGCCAGTGGTAAGCCCGGCATCGACGAAGTAGTTACGCACGCGCTCGTACATGGCTGGTGTCATACTGAAAGCTCCTTGCGCATTACGGCATCAATCTGGCTACGGGTATCTTCAAAGCCTTTAGTGAGGAACTCTTTCTGCGCGGTGGCGCGGCGGAAGGTTTGAGGAACATTCGGATCGTGAACGAACACAGCGTAGTTCGCGGTGTATCCCACCCGACCTGTCAGCCGAACGCCGTTGTTAATCAACTCCCGATACTGGCTATTAAGCAGCGTTGAGGTGTCGATCGGCGTTCAAAGCGCGGCCTGGGAGCTGCCGATTATCATTGCTGACTGCAGCGCCCTGACGACCTTTCGCCCTTTCACGTCGTTAATGATGCGGTTGAGCCCGGCTTTCGACTGCTTAACGCCGCGCACTTTGATGCCCATAGCTACACTCCCGTAATTATCGCCCAGTCATCTTCCAGACCGTCGAGAGTGTCGTTCCAGCGCGTCACGTGACGGACCTCATCGGCACCAGCCACTACCGGGTCTGGTTCAGCGCTTACACCAATCAGGATGTAATCGCCCTCATCAGCCAACGCAAACGCAGTAAAGAAGGTGTTTTTGACGACAACCTCTTTACCGATGGAGCCTAGCTTTGCAGACAGGCCGCCGATGTAGTCACACATGATGGTTTCAGGCGGTTCGTATGGGTCGACAGGATCGCCCCACTCGTCATTACCGCCAGCACCCTTACGCCATATCGTGCATGGCTTGTTGTATGACCATGAAGCAGTAGACGACATCAGCCCTCCTTCCAGCGCAGGACCTTCGCGCCGGTCGCCCGGATGCGCGGACAGTTTATATGCCACTCACCATCCGATTTCACGTAGCCGGTAGTCTCCCGCCCGGTATCGGTCTCGACCCATACGCGAGTGAGCGGCTTCGGCTTGCCTTCCGTTACTGATTTGTACGTCATCAGCAGCCCCCGACCACCATGAACAGACCGACGCTATTATCGGCACTGATTGGCAGCTCACTGGTGCAACCGCTGGTATCGAGCCGGGAAAGCGAGTCGCGCAGCCAGGTAATGCTGTCGTCACCATATTCAAACGAGCGGGACGCGCCAGACGGCGCACCCTGCGATTTGATGCGGCGCGCACCGGAAGACGTAGCCATAAGCGCGGCGGCATACATCAGGACCAGCTTCGCGGTGCACTCGTCATAACCCGCGCCATCGAGGCACGGGATAATCTTGTTCACCACGCAGAGGATCGGCGTAAGCAAGGCATCAGGTATGGCGTACCCCAACTCAGCGAGGAAGCCTTTAATTTCTTCTGGCGTAAGCGGGGTTGCCATGGTTATTTCGCCTTTTTCGATTTAGCGGGGTTGTCTTCATCGTTGCCTGGCGTCGCCACTTCCAGCTTGCGGTCACCGCCAGATAGGATTTCTACCAGTCCAGCGGATTTCCATTTGTTCGCAGTCTCTTCGCTGACCTCTACCTTTGCACCAACCTCCAGTTTCTGAAGATTGGCACCGGAGAAAAGGTTATCGGTAATCACTTTAACCAGTGCCATATCTCACCCCTTAGCTGTGTGCGTAGATGACAGATTTCTTGCTGTTGATGTCGGTCTTAACCATCAGGCCAGCAGCGCCCCATGTGCGCCAGATGTAATCACTGTTGTAGAACGGGCGTAGATCGGCAACGGTACCGAACGCCTGGCCTACAATCGGAGCAATCACGCCAGCAGTCAGCGGAACAATCAGGATCTGGTTGCCGGTCAGCTGAGCATCTTCTTTAATTGCGGAAATGCCGGACAGTTTCAGAAGCTCCTGCAGAATGGTGTCAGACTGGTAGTTGTCGCTGAAGTAGCGCTCAAGGTTGGAGATGATGGCGCTCGACACATACCAGGTCTGCTCTGCGTACTGATTGTTGGTCAGCTTGAGAGTGTCGCGCAGCTTAATCGCCGCGTTACGGATCTGCTCTGCCGTGGCGGAGGAACTGGTGAAGTCGATATTCAGCCCAGATGCGCCCAGATCAACCATCGCAACGCGCTCATCGTTCTTCAGGCCCTTCCAGGTCTTCTCATCAAACTTGATGTAGTTACCTTCCGCGTCACGATAGCCGTTGTAGATGTAATCCACATACTGGCGACGGACTTCGTTGGTGGACTCGAACTGAGCATCAGAGATGATGTCGAACGCATCCGGGTTGTTCAGACGCGGCTCACGCCAGTGGAACTTGAAGCCAGTATCGTGTACCGGAACCATCGTGCCGTCGTACTGGTACTGCACGGCATCCAGCGCGGCACCGATCTGGCCTGACATGGAGGTGTGAGCCCACATGCGGCCGCCGGACTTGGCGTATTCGTAAACGGTCTGGTTGATGCGCACCGAACGAGACAGCGGCATCAGGTCGTTAAACAGGGTGAATTCAGTATTCGGCTGGAATTGACGCAGAACAGTCTGGTCAAAAGCTTTGTACAGATCAGCAGGTGAGCGAACAGCGTTGATGCCATTCAGCTGATTGACTGCATTCAGGCGATCAGCCATTTCCTGCATTACGTTAATGCCCTGATGGTTCAAAGCGGCATTACGCTCCTGCGTCAGCATACCAAACTGGTACTGGTTCACGGCCAGGTTGCCGGTCTTTTCGCCCAGCGATTTAGAATAAACAAGCATTCAGTGACTCCTTACTTAATCACTACGCGAATGAGGTCGCCAGCAGCGGCGGTGATTGAGCGCTCTTCGTCGCAATAGCAGCGATCATTTTCGCCAGTGGCCCACTTCTTCACCTGGCCGTTGACGATTGAGAGAGCGTCGCCTTTTTTGTAGGTACCGGCGGCAGCGCGGACATTCAGGAACATTCCCGGCAGTGGGTGGATGCCAACCAGCAGATCGTCTACAGCAAACGTGTCATCTACCGTTTTGCAGCGCAGATAATCGAAGTCAGCGACATAGATAATCGCTGTCTCGCTACCATCTACCGACACCTTGAAGACGCCAGCATCAAAGAAGCCCAGGGTGCCAGGCTTGACCGCAGTAGCGCGGCCTTCACGGTTGAGCAGCGGATTAGGGAATACGCCACCGGCGTGAATTACGTGTTTTCCGTCTTTAGCCATTTTTTACTCCGGCATTTCGCTGACTGATGGGGTGTTGGTTGCCTGGCGGAATGCACCGTTCAGGCCGAAAGAGGTCTGGCACTTGGCGTACATAGCGTCTAGCGCTTTGCCGTCAAGATCAGCGACTTCGTCGTCGCTCATGTTCATCGCCAGCTTCACAGCCGCGCGCTTTTCGCCCTTCTCTTTGTCGGCGTTCGCGTTCAGGCTGTTGAAAACGACGTCCACACGATCGGCGAGTTTCTGCGCCCACGCTGGCATCTCTTCGTTATTGGTGGCCTGCTCTTTTTTCTTGGGCTTGCCGGTTTCAGGGTCGATTTCTTCATCGCCTTTTTTCTTGGCGGTGGCTTCTTCGGCCTTCATCTGGTTGTATGCGTCCATCAGCTCGGCGTCGGACTTGCCTTCAGTCGGCTTACCAGCGGCTTGCAGCGCATTGATAATCAGTTCTTTCATCGGATCGTTCTCTCCGTTGGTTTTAATCTCGTACTCAATGGGTTTGCGCACGACTTCTACAGGTTCGCCGACGAGCGATACGGCCCCGTCAGAGATGAGGTACTTCTGTTTGAATAGTGTCCGGCCAGATGTGGTCTTCTTCTCGTCTTCGAAAATCAGATAGTCCGGGTAAATGCTGACTGCATAGCGCCAGGAATCATGGGAGGTTGAGCGAATTGCTTCACGCAGCGATGCGGCTATATCGTCGAATGACATCCCGCCGTCATTAGCGACAAAGAACTTGATCTTATTCAGCCACCCATCTTTGCGGTTATCACTAACGATCGCGTCTTGCAGGTTGCAGACTTCAATTTCGGTCTCATCACCTTCAGAGTTAACGAAGATGCCCACCCCATCCTCCGGCGTTCCGGCGCCCGGCTCATCAAGCAGCACCGCCACATGGTCAAACATCATGTTGGTGGCGATCTCGTTGTACTTCTTGCCCTTCGACTCTCCATTTGCGGCGATGCCGGAATACAGCAGCCCGGTGGAGATGTGGATCGGTTCTGAGTTGGTACCGGCCAGCATCTCGTCAAGACGGTTAATCAGGCGCTTGCCCTTGTCGCTCGACTCGGCGTACTGGCGGTTAACGTACATGTCGCCCGTCACCTTCCCGTCGTTGTGGCTGACATTCTGCAGCCAGGCCCCTACGTGGTATTCATTCACCGCCCGGACATCGCGCGCCGATACATGCTTGCCGTCCACTTTCGGATGGCCCAGCGGCATCGGGTTACGCTCAAGCGTGTTGTAGGCCTTTTCGATTTCTGCTGCCGGGTACAACTTCCGGTTCATCACGATATCGTCCACGACAGGCGTGATGCCGCGAACCACGATATGTGGCTTGCCGTCGATGGTTTCAGTGGTGATGTTTGAAGCGGAGTTGACGACGGACAGCACGTTAACGCGATTGCGTTTCATGCTGGGTCCTCATTGATGGATGTCAGGCAATAAAAAAGGCCGCCGTGGCGACCTTTGGGTTAATATTCTTAAACGCGATTAAAGGCGGTAATTACCACATCATTTGGCTGGCAATTTCTTTTGCCAGCAATAGCTGCTGGAAGCTTTAAAAATACCGCCTCAGCCTCTTCGTCCCCAGTATCTTTAATCACTGTAGACCCCTCTCCGCCAACGACGCCTTCTCTTGCAATAATCTTATAAGCAACAAAGTATTTCATAAAATCCCTCTTTTAATTTCAAGTGAATCACCATCTTAGCTGCTTACTAGCCTTTTTTCACCCAGTCAACCCGCTCTTTCTTAAGCTTATCCGCCACCCCTTCATTGAAGATGCTGCCGTCGTCGTTGAGCAGCGCAGGTATCTGGCTGCAGTAGCAGTTGTAACGGTTGCCGTTCTCGGCGTAGAAGTCCCGCACCTCTTCGGTGGTGTAGACTTTACCGTGACGGCTAGCGTGCCAGGTTCGCGTCGTAGGCTTGAGCGCTGACAGCCATAGCAGACCGGTATTCAGCCCCAGCCGGTCAGCAGCCCAGTCCGTTTCGTTCCATTGCGCCTGCCGCAGCGCGCCGACCTGCTCGGTCTGAGCGATGTTCTTCGCCTTCGACATACTGACATCGAGACGCTTGCTGATGACGCTGGCTGTCTCGCGAGGATTCACGCCGCGCGCAACCGCGTCAGTGATGATGTTGGTTAAATCGCCACGGGCGGTATCGCTGATGACCTTCCAATCGCTAAACGTTGTCAGTCTAGCCGCCGCTACCTGATTAAGGTGACCGGGGCTGCTTAAAAGCTGCTGTAGCGTCGTCTGGCTGGCGTACACCTGCGACTGCTGCGAGAGGTTGTTGAAGGCCTCCACCGTTCCGCGCTGCGCTTCTGCGACGACGTAATCCATTGCCCAGAGATTTTGCTCGCCACCTTCCAGCAGATAATCGTCGAGAATGCTCTGCACCGCTTCCAGCAGATCAGCAAGCTCCTGCGCCGACATGTCGTATATGAACTTGCCGGCGTTAACCTGGTAGAGCCGCATATCCGCGCCGTTGTCGTGGCACAGGAAGTGCCAGTTATGGCTGTTGGTTTCACGCTCTCGTCCGGTCATTCGCTGGTCGAACAGGGCTTTCAGTGCCACCTTTATCGCGTAATACCGCTCCTCAATGTCGCGCTCCATCTTGCTGACGGACTTGCGCGACATCGTGGGGTCAACTTTCGACCGTGGTATCACCGGACTTTTCGGCTTCTGGTTGAGGGTCGGCCAGAGGATCAGATTTTGGTTTGTTGCCATCAGGCGGAACCTCATCATCAAGCTCAGGTAGTGGTTGCAGTTCGCCAGCAGCGCGGATCTCGTTCTCTTCGATAGCCGAGCGTCCAAACGCGTTTGTCGACTTAACGGCCACGTCCGCGAGTTTGTCCATGTTGGCAATCTTCTCTGCCTGGCTCGGTGCCAGTAGATCGGACCATCCGACGGTGATTTCCTCGCCTGCCGCTGGAGGAATGAAGCCAAACTCCCAGAATCGGGTAACGATGTCCGTTATCAGGTCTGTCAGGAATCCGGTTCGCCGGCTCATTCTGGTTTTGGCCCAGTCTTTCGCATCCTCGCTACTGGCCCGCTCGCCCGTCTGCATGCCGACCAGTACTTTGACAGGGATCGGCACGGTGGCGCAAAACTCATTCAAAATGGTTCGCCACGTTGGTTCTGGGTCCGCCGCTGCAACCGATAACACACTAACATCGCCCTCCTGCATCATCACAGCGCTATCAGAGCTATCGTTAAGGCGTCGCACCTGCCCATCAAGGGCTTCGGATAGCTGAGATTCTGAAACACCAAGAGCCTTAGCCAGTGCTGAGAAGTTTGTTTTGGCGCTGAAGTTGAAGTTGAGCTGGCGGCTGGCGTTTTTGAAGAAACCTTCAGCCGCACCGCCGGAGACCTTTTCGCTGTCCATGATTTTATGGAAGCCAGCAGCAAGCATTGATTCGCCAGAGTAGAGGCGTCCATCGTCTGACCCTTCAGCGAGGATAATTACGCGGTCAGGGTGGACGTTAATGATGCGTCCGGGCTGCCCGCCTGCCTGCTGTTGTACTGGGATTTCAGTAAACGAGTACATGGTGACGTCACCATAGTTCTCGCTGCTCTGGTCTTCGTTGTAAGTGACAGGCTCAATCTGTGCCTCCCACACAGGGATCAACTTAACTAACGCCTTTTCCTTCTGCCTGGCAGTAACTATCTTATCGACCGGTTTATCCCAGGTCCGGTTATCCTTTACCTGTATCAGCAGCGCAGAGTAGCGCCCCACTAGGTTGCGTTTGTCAGCGCCCTTTATCTGTTTCCAGCAACGCTTTAGCAGTTTGTTTACGCGCTTATACCAGTCCGTTTGCTGGGTGGCATCCTTCGTCTGGTCACCTTCGTAGACATCCGGGAAGTCCTCCCAGCAGCCATCGACCATCCGGTTAACCGCAGCGTTAGCAATAGCATTGCGGCTGTAGGCTCGGAAAAAGTCGTCGAAGGTCAGATTCAGTGGATAGCCAAACTCCTGGTACAGTCGCTGGCGTTTCGTATTACTGGTGCCATTAAACAGAGCATTAACGTAGCGCATACGATCACGATCGAGGCTGGCATTTGCGGCAAATTGTTTGTTCATTTCGCTTTCGTTCACGGTTTCCTCCGTCAGCGCGAGCGCACCAACATGCCGGTGATTTTCTTTGGTGAATGCAGTACTCGGTAGCGGGTAGCATCCCAGTCGTGGTCTTCCTGCTGGGTATCTACGTCATCTGGGTTTTTGCTGTCGCGAACCAGCACGGGTATGCGGCTAATCCATCCTCGGCAATGCTCAAACACGTAAAAGGCAGGCTTCTCAGGTATGCCAGATTCCAGCTTCTTACCTTCAACTACAGCCTCAAGCATGTCAGCGAATACCGAGGCCCCGTTTACTCGCGAGCCAGGCTTCTTATTGGCTTCAAGCCATTCGACATCCTGACTTTCCATTTTCTGGCCGATCGACAACTCATCGTCACCGGTATTGAAAATGGCGCTATCAGCCGGTCCAGGGATAACTTCCGAGCATATTCCCGGAACAATGTTCAACTGGCCCTGCGTAACACCGTCTATTTGAATCTCTTCCGGCTCGTCGACGTCTTCGCCCACCAGCCGCTTGTCAATCCACGCCACGCCTTTCGCGACGTTGGTGGATGACATATTCAGGCCTTTGTTCAGCTCATCAGGCGGGCAGCCATACCATTCTCCGATCAGGATTAACGTCCCTGCCGGCGGGCAGAACTGCCGACCATCAGGCAGTTCGGCGGCAGTGCCATCAGCCTGAGCCCACCACAGATTTGAGAACGGCTTCGACTCACCCCAGTCATGGGAGCGGTCAACTGTCCAACTATCCGGTATGCGGAATGGCTTAATGACGTGCAGCGATTCATTCCACAGGTGGTCGAATCGCCCGCCACTGGTCACATCCCAGGAGCCCTCTACCCACGCTTTGCGTCGGTTAGGGTCTTTAATAGCCATCAGGGTCGCAATGTACTGCGGGTCGAGGTAAGGGTTCTCTTTGAACGATCCGTGGATGGCCACGCGAGTAAGCGTGATTTCCTCTTCTCGCTCAGTCTGGGGGTTGAATACCATTTGCCTGTCACGCTGCACGGTTCCACGCGGAGCCGGCTCAATGAAGCGCTTCTTCACCCAGGTATGCCCGATGCCAAACGGGTTGGTAGTGCTGAACGTCTCCAGCGGGATTGGCTTCAGTAACTTGCCATTATCCAGCGGGTAGTTCTCCGGCCTGAACGATGAGCGTCGGCAGGAGAACATCATTTCGTAGAACTCTGGGGACTGCTGTTTCGTCAGCTCGTTAAAGCCAATGAACGGGAATTCTTGCCCGTGGAAATCCCAGTAGTCGTCCGCCTCTTTGCCGAAGCGGAAGAGCAGCTCCTCGCCAGTAGGCCATACCCATCGCAATTCGCTCGCAGATGACAGATAGCGTGCACCGTCGTTGAACAGGCGAAACATACGCTTCGACTGAGTAATGATGTCAGCAAGGTTCTTATATTCGGTGTCGAAAATGACGCCGCGCCAGAACGAGCCATAACCCACGCCGACATTACGCCTGAACCTGGCTAACTGCGCAGCGGTCTTGCCTGGTCCGCGAGTACCCTCGAACAGGATTTCGTTACATGGGCAACTCAGCGCCAGAGACTGCGATCCAGGCAGTGGCTTCCATACAGCTTTGTAATTCATCCACCGAGCACCCCGTCCTGTTGTTTCTGCGCTGCCGCCTCCCAGTCATCCACGTTGTCACTGGTTGGCACCAGCATGACGTTATGGGTGACCTCTTTCGTTTCAGCCTTATTCTCGATGCTGTATGCCTCACGCTCGAGGCCGATCAGCGTCTTCAGGCTGTCGCTCAGGTCTTTCATGGATTTAACGCGGGAAGGCAGGCTGATCACTTTCTGATAAATTTCATTGAGCCGGTCCCGCCCTTTATCGTCGGGGTCAAACATGATGTCGCCCAACTGCTCGAGCGCTCTTACATCTGCGCACTGCGCACCAAGTTCATCGAATAGCGTGTTGGTCAGTTCACGAGCCCGGCGGATGTCTCCCCGGTGCTCCATGCGTACCGTGGCAATTACCTCGGCAGTCGCCTCTATCAGTACGCGTTCGGTCAAAGTGCTTTCGTTGCGTACCTGTTTGCGTACCTCCTGTTTGCGTACCAGATCATCAGCCTTTTGCTGAATCTTCGCATTGAGGTCACGCGACCAGTCGTCACGCTTGGCGCGCTTACGGATAGCGCCTTCGCTGATACCGTGTTGTGATGCTATTTCTCGGAGGGACATCACTCCGGCCCGGTACGCCGTCTCGATGGCCTCCCAGTCCGGTTTTGCCATTATTCACTCCAATAAAAAAAGCCACCAGCGAGTGCCAGTGGCTTGAATGTGGTAATCAGAAATGGGTTCGAACCGTTGGGACAAACAATATTAAGCGCTCACCCGCTGGATTAAAGTAGCATCACGCTTCGTCTGGCCGATATGAACTCCTGTATCACTCTACTGACGTATAGAACCAAGCATGCCCCATCCTACTGCTACGCGCCAGTCTCGCTGCTTTCAACCAATTAGAGCATCATAAGCCTCGATAATTTCTTTCCTGCTCACGTATCTGTCGGCTGCCACCAATATGGCCCCACTTTCGCCTTTCAGAAAAGTTGAAAAAAAAATCACCACATCCAAACACCTCACCTCATCATTAGCATACAGATAAAGAATCTTGCTCCGATAACTTCGAATTTTCAGCAACTTAGCAGGCTCATCATCAGCAAAAATCAATAGCTGTGCCATAAAATCTCCTTCTACACATAATTCCTTACAAGAGAAGATTGTTAGTCCCATGAACACTCAATCACATTGACGAATCTTTTGCCTGTGATTTACGTTACCTTTAATAGCCCAAAAGTCTTTTTTAACTCATTCACCTGAATTCAATTCTGAAAGAAGTGAAAATGGCAGCAAACAAATCACCAGGAGTTTAACTTTCTTTAATTAGTTATAGTGCAGAATGCTTAACCCTGTATATAGAGTTCGCTTCTTCGCACTTTTCTTTCAAGTATATGAACCGGGTGGATACTTCACTGTTTGAGCAGTTCGTCACAATGCAGTAACCCTCTACCCATGCCTTTTCATCCTTTTCGGTAAACAAACTTTCGAAAATGGCAGCCCAAGTGCTGTTAGGCATGCGTTCCAGTTCAAAATACTTCATTGTCCCTCCCTCACGAAGGGTTCTGTACTCATCCAATCCTAAGATTTTCATACTGCATCTCACGGTCTTTTTAATGTTATGATTTCTAGCATCATATCCAGGCTTTTCCTACCCCAAAATCCATGGGACTCTGCATTTTATCACCATTAGCAACCAGCAGATGAGCTTTGTAATGGCCGGCTTAGCTAATCAGCAACTCAGGCTGCGTAACCTGCATGATGTGCTCATGCTCGAGCTCCAGAACGCGCTTCTCTTTCTTCCGCTCATTCATCAATCGGCTTCCGATCGTGCCTTTCAGCTTTGAGCGCGTTTCTTTAATGGCGAAGCGGTGCTGCATTTCTTCACCCATCGCCATGCGTCGGTTTAGCTGCTCGGCCATCCAGTTAAAGGCATTGATGTAACACTCCTTTACTGCGGCAGCTGTTTTGCCAGTGAACCCCATCACGAGCATCATGCATCCGTCACGGGTGATGTTATACATAGGCTGAACATCGCCATTTTTATCAATGAAATCAATGGGCGCAAAATTGCGCTGGGTGAAGTCATCGGAGCATTTCAGGTTACGTATGGCACGCAAAACGTCTTTGTGTCGCTTGCCAAAGTAATTCGCCACCTTGAGTGATGTGGTGATTATCTTGTTGTCGAGGGTCGTGACCATTTCACGAAAATCGAAAGCCGGAATAACTGACGGATTATTCATAGCGTGTACCTTTCTTTGAGATGAACCTTTGCCGCATAGGAAATCAGCCCGTCGAGGCTCGCCAGCTCTAACTGACTTCCTCAAAGGCTCATTTCAAAGGGTATGGTTCGACGTGGTTTAAATGCGCATGCGGTGCGCGGTGAAATGCGGATACAAAAAAGCCCCGGCGATTGCCGAGGCTCAGAATTTTGTTTTTGACACTTGATGATTTCTCTTCAGCTGGACTGCTCACAGCATGACTGAGTTTTACTACTTTCATTTCTCGAATTCAATTTATTTTTTTCTCGCTTCTTCAACTTTCCTGATCGCCGCCTTATCCAGATTGCACTGCCCCAGCGCCGTGTAGAGCTGAGCGTTTAACTCGAGACTTGCCTGCCATGTGAACGGAACCACCATTCCGGGGATCGGTGTGTCTGCGGTCAGGTCAGCGCTTATCGGCACCACCGGGGCCGGAACGTAAACTGTCTGCGTATTCCCGCAGGCTGTCAGCAGCGGCAGAAGGAACAAGCTGGTTAGCACACGGATCGCCTTCAAGTGCCTGCCTGATGTAGACAATGCGCGTTTCGCCCTTTTGAGCCAGTTCGTTCTTTGCATTCTGGGTAGCCTGTGAGATGTCACGGATAAGGTTCATCGTGGTGATCACGTTGTTGGTGATCGCTTCCGATGTGTCTGCCCTGACCGTCGCCTTGTCGCGCTGGTCCTTGTAGGTGATGGCGTTGTCGCGGTAATGGTTAATCATCCAGGCCATGGAAACCAGCAGACAGATAACGAAAGCACAGATGATTGCTGTTAACCGGCTCATTTAACACCTTCCAGGCAGAGCGCCTTTTCTTTCCCTGCTCGAGTTACCAGACCAGGCAGAACCTTGCCGCCTCCCCATACCCAGCGAGGGAACTGGTTGCATGCCGCCGTGATGTCTCCACTTCTGAGAAGAGAGAACATCGTGGAGGTGCGCATGTTCCCACAGCCAGCACGAAACGTTACCGATACAGCTGCTGAGAAAGTATCGTCAGATAGCTTTCTGCCATTCCCGTAACGGTTAACGCAGGACTCAGCATCAAGGATGTTGCGCTCCCATTCGGCTGCGATCTGCTGGTCAGACTTAACGGTGCCAAGCTTCACGCCATGCGTGTTCCCCATACCGTCAGTCAGCACACCGGCCGGGCAGACATATGGATCTCGTCGGCAAGATTCAGCGTTGCCGATTAACTCCAGCCCGCGCTCGTTAGTCCGGACGTGTCCCGCATTCATCACAATAGCGATGATCGTTCCTACGGAGCAGACAATGCCCGCCGCGCCGCTTTTCTTACTCAGTTTCAACTGTGCCAC